CTTGTAATCAGTAGGTCCCGGGTTCGACTCCTGGTGTCGGCACCACTTAAAGTGGTTTAAAAACATCACGTTACAGATTCTTAAAAGGCCGCCTTCTAGGGCGGCTTTTTTGTGGGTGTCCACAAAGTGTCCAACCGTTGGACGCTCACATCCTGCCAAGGCTATGGATTAATGGCCGCGAGCGGGTTTAATTTCACCGCTTCTTCCAGGTGATCCGGTGCGAAATGCGCATAGCGCATCGTCATTGTTATCGACTGGTGGCCGAGTATCTGTTGTAGCACCAGGATGTTGCCCCCGTTCATCATAAAATGGCTTGCGAACGTGTGACGAAGCACGTGGGTTAGCTGTCCTTCCGGTAGTTGAATGTTTAGCGCTTTGATGGCCTGGGCGAAGGCTTTATAGCGGTTGCCGAATAGGCGGCCTATCTTGCGTCGTTCGCGAAGCTGTGTTGAAAGCTGTCGATCGATCGGCACCGTTCGGGTCTTGCCGGACTTGGTGCCAATGAAGACGATCCGATCAGCGCGGACGTTTTCAGCTCTGAGGGTTTCCGCTTCGCTCCAGCGTGCGCCGGTCGAGAGGCAAATGCGGGTGATGAAGTAGCAATCCTGGGTCAGCTGCTCCTGGAGGTAGTCGAGCAAGCACTGTATTTGAAGCTGATCCAGGTACCCTTTTTCCGTTTCATCGATCCGCACCTTGCGGACTTTCTGCATGGGGTTGCCGTGCGGCCAGAGGGAAAGGCGCTCGAGCTCAGAGAAAACCGCTTTCAGGTAGGTATGCTCATGGTTGATGGTATTGGGCTTCACTTCTTTGAGCCGCTTGGTTCGGTACTCTACCCAGTCCTGGGCAGTGAATTTTTTGGCAACCGGATTACCTAAAGCCTCAGCGAGTTTACGCAGCGCACGGACGCGATCCCGAGCACTCTTGAGCGTTTGGCCATGATGCTCGTACCAGAGTTCTACAAGGTCGAGCAGGCGACGTTTATCCGTTGAGTGCGTTATATATTCGTCGGGGGCACCCAAAACTTTGCGCTCAAAGCTGAGCGCCCGAGCTTTAGAAGGCAAGACCTTACGGACGCGTTTCCCATAGGCACCTTTAGGGCGAATATCGACTTGCCAGCCACCTTTGACTTTCTTAATACTCACGCCGCTTTCCCTACCAGTCTTCGCTCGATCAATTTCTGCTCCACGATCTGCCGGAATTGGCCGGAGTCCACGCCCCTTCGTCGGTAGTATTCGGCGAGGTCTTCCCACATGCCGGAGCGTTGGAGGTAGCGAACCGCTTCATGGGTGCGGAAGCCTTGGCGGGCGTAAATGCTGATGAGGTTGCCAAACGCCAGGGTAACGTTCTTTTCATTGCCCAAGCCTGGTGTTTTGCGAGCGCGTTTGTACATGAACGCGGGTTCATGGCAGTAGAAGCGGGCGTCTTCCTGCATGACCTGCCAGGCGGGATCGATCAGGTTGCGGCGGGTGTCCAGGCGATAAGACTGCATGGCGGTTCGCCAGAGGCCGGAGAGGTGGGGCACCACGTCAACAAAGCGGTTAAAGCCGTGTGAGGCGTCAAGCACTTCGCCGGTATCGACGTTGCAGGGGATGCCCTGGGCATACTCACGCAGCACCGATTGATGAAAACGCAGCTCGATACGCCAAACGGTTTCCTCAGGGTCGTAAGCACCGCTTAGGTCGTCGTTAACGGCGTGTTTCCAGATGCCTTCCCAGAAGTGCATTTTGTCGCGGTGTTTGGCTTCCAGGGTCTTGTTGTAGATCGCGCATTGAAGCGCCCCAGCCGTCCCGAACATGTAGGTTTCGCCGCGGCCATAGGTGGTGGCAATGCTGCCGTGGGCGAACTCCAAATCTTCGATGCCATCGATGCGCATGATCTTTTTGGAGCGGGTCACGAAGCGCTGCATGAAGTCGGTGGGGGGTTCCCAGCCCTGGACGTCCAAGGCGAGGTGGATAGCACAGCCGACCGGCTCGACGTAAGCGAGCATGTGAGCCGCGATGTTGTACATGAAGTCTTGGCAGTGCTGAGGACTGCGCTCCTGGATGAAGTGCGGGGAGAGCTCAATTTTCAGGTGGGTGCCGATGTTCTCGATTTTGGTATGCCGTGCCTGGAAGAAAACAATCACGCCAAGCTCGTTGTTCTGGAGACGGTAGCGGAAGCCTGAACCGGCTGCGCCGGCTCCAACGGACCATGTGACGTCGAACAGGTCCATGGTGGCCCCTTTGCCTTCGTTATAGACCCTGATGATCTCATCGAATTGATACAGGCAGGGCTTGCCCTGGTACAGCTGACGTACCGTGTCCACGCCTGCGTTGAGCAAGCGAAGATTATCCAGTTCTCGCTGTCCCGCCGAGCTGATCAACAATTTTCCAAACGGGTCTTGCTCGCCTTTCTCAAGAGAGGCAATCGAATAACGGTTCCAACGCTCCATGAGCTTCATTCCTTAAATTTCAAAATGCTGAAACGTGCTGTAGTGAGCCAATAACTCGGGTTTGGTTGTCACTCTGCGAGACGTGTTACAGGGAGGGTCTCGACCTCTTGATGCCAGCGAGTTGCCACAAGACCGGCCACGGATTGAGTGGCGTTTTGGTCGGTGACGCGCTGGTTCGCATCAAAACGAGGGAGCACCGTGGCCTGTAACAGCACATGGAGATTGGTGCGTTGGGTGCTTGTGGATTCGTTCTTAAACAACCGACCGGCGAGGGGGACCTCTGATAAGCCAGGCACGCCGGAGACCTGTTCACGGTCGTCCTGTGACGAGAGGCCGCCTAATAAGAGGGTTTGGCCGGAACGGATTTGAACGGTGGTATTGATTTGCCGTTGGTTGGTAATGATATCAGACGCCACCAGGGAATCGGTAAGCGAGTCGGCGGAGGTGGTGATATCCATGATCACCAGGCCCGAGGCAGTGACGACAGGCAGGACGTTCAAGCGGATACCCACGTCACGGCGCTCGATGGTCTGAAAGGGGTTATCGACGTCGGCAGATTCGCCGGTCACGCGACCGGTGACGAACGGGACATTCTGGCCGATTGAGATGGTGCCGCGTTTGCCGGAGAGCGTGAGTATTTGGGGTGTGGATAACACGTTCGACGCGGAGTCACGCTGCAGGGCGTTAATGGCAAAGGCCAAGATATTGCCGTCGAAGATCCCGAAGGTGCCGCCCGCATCGCTTAATGAGGTGTCCAGGTTGTCGGTATTAAAGCCGCCCGCTACGTCGCCACCGGTGGCCTTGCCAAGCGACACGCCTAAATCAAAAGTGTCGCCGTCCGTGGTTTCGAAAATCACCGCCTGAATCAATATCTGGGGGTGTGACACGTCGATATCTGGCACCAGGTCTTGCAACTGGGACAGTTGCTTTTCGGGGCCCTTGGCCAATACCGCATTGGAGGCGTGCAGCACTTGAACACGCGGTTGGGTACCGTCCGCTGACTGCTGGGTCAAAAAGCTGGTGATCAAGGGCGCGATATCGTCGGCGCGCACGTTATCGAACTGGAACAGGTGAGTGGCCTGGGGCTCGGTTGGCTTTTCTAACGTGGGCGGTGAGTCGATCACGTCGCGGGGATCGGTCGGGGTGTCAGCGGGTTGAGACGTGGACGCCTGGCTGCTGGGGGCCACGGTGGGCGGATTGCCGGGCAGGATGGTGTAACCGTGGCTGCTCAATACGCCCTGGAAGAATTCATCCAGTTGGTGATCGGCCACATCGGGCGCGTAGACGGTCAAGGTGCCGGTGGCCTTGGGGTGAATGGCCAACGGGGTATCGGTTTGCTCGACGTACCAGCGCACAAATTCCCGGATATCGGTGTCCTGCATCTGCACAGGCGTGGCGTGGGCGGTGATCGACAGGGTGGCAAGGGTGATACCGGCGACGGTGTTAGCAGCGAACTTCAGCATGGGAGACTCCATTTTCTATGCGGACGAGACAGGCGCTAACAGGGACGATGTGAAAGCCTTGGCGGGCGAGATCGTCGGTGGTTAGAGTCTGGCGGTCGCTATCAATGAGGCGATAGGTGGTGTGGTCGCCGAACTGGGTAAAGCTGGCGATACGGGTGTTGCTCAGGTCGGGCAACTCAGTGGGTGCAGGGGGTGGCGCGTCGTCCTGGCGGGCGTTCACGCGGTCGGCCACCAGGACCGAGACGGTAAGCAACGCGCCCAGGGCAAACGACGCCAGGGAGAGAAACGGACGGTTAAAGCGCTTCCAGTAGATGCGCGTCATCTTCATGTAGAACCTCGCATCCCGAGGCACGCGAAACATGCCGTGGGTGTACCAGGGCGGCAACAGCGAATACGTGCCGTGGGGGTAGTGGTCGGAGAAGGCTTGTTTGGTGTCGTAAGCGGGGTAGAGGGCGCGACCGGTGTAGGTCCAGCGTTCCACGGTGAGGCTTTGCGGGGAGTCGCCGTATTTGACGATGCCCAGGTGGACCTTGGGCAGCGGTATTTTTTTGCCCATGAACAGGGAATAAAGCGCGCCGACAAAGGGCACGGTGACGCGATCCAGGCGGCGGCAGTACACCACGTGTTCGGCAAGGGCCACGCGGGCCTGCTTGTCCATGATCGACAAGTCCTGGATCAGGAAAATGATGTCCCAGCCCAATTTGCGTGCATGGAGAAACCAATTAATCACGTCCTGGCGGCTTTTATCGTTCCAGGAACGGGCGTTGAACCAGGTGCCGCACTCATCAAGTACCAATAAGCCGTTGTTGTTTTCGTCGTAATCGTCGGTGCCGGTGCCAATGGATTCCAGGTCAGCAAGCACCGGTTTATCGGGGATGCGATAACAGCGGGTTTGCTTGGCTTTCTCGCCAATCAGCTGATCAAGATTTAAATCCAGGTTGGTGGCCACCTTGCAGCCATGGACGAGCTTGTCCTTGATCTTGCCGACGGCCACCAGGGTTTTACCGGCACCCAATTTGCCGGTGACGACATAGACAGCCATTAGAGAACGGGCCTCCCTTGCTCCCAGTCGATGAGCTGCTTTTTCTGCTGGAAGACCCACACGGCAATTTTGCTGCTGTAAATCGCCGCCATGCAGGCTTCGAAGTTGGTGGGCTTTATCGCGCCGATGCCCTGGGCAAGCTCGGACGGCAGGGACGCGTTTAGTCCGTTGATAATCGCGGCCAGGGTACCGGCCAGGGCCACCAGGAGCGTGATATACAGCGTTGTCCAGACCAGCATGCCCGCGAGGCGGCTAGTAAAGCGGGCGGCAATGCGGGTGATGAACCATTCCAGGACGCGGGAGAAAAAGCCGATAATCGCGCCCATGCCAAGTAATGCGGGCAAAGCCATTTATGCAGTCCTCTGACTGGAGCGGAAGAAGGTGTCCACGACGCTAACGACCGTCCAGAAATAGACGATCCAGGTCAGCCATTGCTGAATGGTGGTGAACGCACGACAGGAAATTTCCATGGGGCCAAACTGCATGGGGGTGCAGCCGCCGGAGGGAAGCGAGGGCAGGCGGGAGGTGACTTGTTCCGCGATGCCGGAAGTGTCGTCTTCGCCGATCTCATCCATTAGACCGCGTACATCGTCGTCGTACTGTTGTTCCTCCTGGGAAACGTCTTCCAAGGTGTCATCCATGCCGGAGGAATCGAACAGGTCGTCATCGCTGCCCAGGTCTTCGGTGAAGTTGTCAGCTAGATCATCGACAAACCCATTTAAGGCATCGGTAATGCCGTCCATGAGGCCATCGGCGGCGCCGTCTATGTTGTCGGAGAGAGTGTCGGTTTGGTCGCTAATTGCGCCGGTAACGTCGCCGGACATGGCATCAATGGCCGACTGATTGGCTTCACCGGCTGACCCTACTGCCTCGATGATGCCGGATTCATCAAAGTCGAAATCCGGCACGCTTGAGCCACCATCGGAACCGCCACCAGAGCCACCACCGGAACCACCGTCGTTATCGGCGTCATCGTCGTCGGAACCACCGTCACTCCCGCCTGAATCATTACCACCGGAACCGCTGTCGTTATCGTCGTCGGGGTTATCGGGGTCGGTGGGATCGGAGCCACCATCATCGTCAGGGTCATCGGGATCGGAAGGGTCAGACCCTCCATTGTCGCCGCTGTCGTCATCGTCATCGTTTCCCCCACCGCTACCACCGGAGCCACCGCCTGAATTAGGGTTGCTATAGGTGTTGCCATCGGAGCCGACATACTCGAAGTAATCAGGCGCGGAGTCCCAATCAACCATGTAGTCGGTGTCACCGATCGAAACGCAGGAAGAATTGTCAGTGCAGGAAGAGCCCTCAAGAGAGGTTAAATAGTCAGGAACATTCAAGTCGATCTCGGAATAAGTGCCTTCTGAATCACCGTCAGGCCAAGCACCGTTTAAAGCTGAGTCGTCCGACCATGTGCCATATTCATCAGTCGAAGTGGATTCGACCGATACAATGCATTCGCCGGAAGCGTCGCAAGCTTCAACACCCCCTGTTGATGAAACAGAGCAAGCGCCGCCATGGGTCTTAAAGGAACCGCCTGCATTGAGGGCGTTAGCAGCACCAGATGAGACACGAATGGTTGAGCCATTAGAAGACGAACACTCTTCGTCGGTGCGTTTGGGCAAAGCCTCTGGATGACTTTGCGCATAGTTACAGTATTCAGAGCCAGAACAATTATAAGATTTAATAGAATAAATTGACTTCTCGTTGCTAGTCCCGCCGGTTTCAGGATAATGGGTAATATGTTTACATAAATAAGAACCGGAACCCTCATAAACAGCAGAAGTGAACGTATTATAAGCGCCAGTAGTAGTGTTAAGTTTAACGTTGCTAATGCGCGCAGCACATGCCTCTGAAGGACTTGGATACTCATCAGAATAAAAATAAGGCGAAGCATGAGAAATGGATGCGAACACCATTAAAAAAGGCGCTAAGAGCAGTGGTAAAACGGCTTTTTTAATCATGTTCCCCTCGCTATATAAAAAGGGGCGTTTCCGCCCCTTGTTGATCCCTTGAGGCATCGTGTTAAGAAGCGCGGTTGACGAACTTCTTAAACAGCTTGATACCCACCAGCGCGCCGGTAATGGCGATCACGATGGGCCAAGCGTCACCGGCAAAATCGGCCGCTTGGGTTTCAATGGCCGAAAATGCGTCTGAGGCGCCTGGTGCTTCTTGAGCGTGAGCAACGGCAGACCCCATGAGTAGGGCAGCACCGCCAGCGACTTTGCCGCGTGTGTCGGTAGCGGCTTGTTTTACGTGTTGTGCGATGGTTTTAAGTGTCATGAGACAGACTCCATAAAGCGTTTAAACATCAGGACGGAATGGCCAAACACCCAACCGAGGGTGTAAGCACCGAAAAGGGAAGTAACAATGAAAGTGATGCTTGGCTCGTTCATCGTTGCCCCCCATTTATCGCGCCGATCCCGAACGTAAGAACGAGGCCGACGCAATAAACCAGGAGCCACAGACCGGAGAGTTCGCTAGTGTCCATGGCTCAAAATCCTATTTTTTGTCGCCGCTAGCGGCGGGTTGTTGTTGGCCACCGGTCGCGCTTGGCTTGCGGGCGGCGAGGACGTGCATGGTGGCTTTGCCGCCGGATGACCGAAATTCGATATCGAGCTCTAGCGGGCACGGCATGTGCGGGGCGAAGGCGTGCAGCTGGTCGAGAATTTCATAGGGCGCGGACATGGTGCTGACCTGGTTGCCCAGCTGGTTTTCGTTGTCCGATGCCGAGGGCTGCATGATGGTGACTTTTGCGCCTTTAACGCCGTTGTCCATGCTGTAGCGGGAGGCGCCGATAACGTGGGCTTGAATGGTGTTGATCATGGTTAAGGTTCCTTTTCGTTAGCGTTGGGTTCTGGCGGCTTGGGTTAGGCAGTAGTCGGCGAGAACGGCTAGCTCAGTGGTGTCAGGGGTCACACCGTCCAGTAGTAACGTCAGGTGTTCAGCCTGGGCGTAGTACGTCGCGGCGCGTGCAAAGTCTCGGCCATGCAGGCACCGCTGGCCCCGCTCCCTCAAAGCTCGGGAATCGAGGCAGGGGGAGTCCCCTGCCCGCCCTCCGTGGCCCTCTGGTCTTTCTGCACGGCAGTCCACCCCGGCGCGGCTGTCAACCGCTCGTGCCTCGGGTGTGACAGCCGCGCCGGGGCGGACTCGGGGAGCCGTGCGACCGACGGGCGACGGATGACGGGCAGGGGACATGGGATCAGGCCCCGTTGCCGTGGGGAGCGGGGGAGGCATCACCAGCAGGGGCATCCAGCGGTGCCTTGTCGCCACGTTCCAGTTGGGTAAGGCCGCTTTCGATCAGGCGTTCCCCCAGGGCGGAGGGGGTGAGGCCGTTGGTGCCAGCCTGGATCAAGTACCGGCTGTGTATTTCCTGGTCGAGAAAGACTCGAATAGGCTGTTTTTTACTCATGTGCATAACTCCAAAAGGGCTAAAGGCCGTTGTGGATAACGGACGGCGGGTTAGCCGTGGGGGTGTGGATAGATGCGCCGGTACCACAATTACCGAGGGACAGGGGGAGGCGTCGGCAGGTGCGGGAGCGCGGTTAGGTTTAGTGGGGTCGTCGGGAGCGTCGGTAACGCCATAGTTCAGCGCCAGGAAGGCAAGCGCTGCGTCATAGCTGGGAAAATCAATGCTATAGCGGTCACAGTGACCAAAACTGTTTTCGTAGCCGCAGACGTCATTCAGGGCGATGCCGGATAGATCCAGGGTCAGCAGGTGCGACACTGGGAAACAAATCGAAACGGCACCGGACACAGTGACGTGGATGTGAACAAAGCTTTCATGGAGGTCGCCTTGCTCAAATACACCCGACTCAATGGTGTGATAGAGCTTGCCGTCGCACAGGAGAGGCGCAACAAAGGCATCTTCACAAAGTGGTATAGAGCTAAATTTAAAGGCTCTGACGCTGAATACAACAAAGGCATCTTCACAAAGTGGTATAGAGCTAAATTTAAAGGCTCTGACGCTGAATACAGGAGCTTGGGGGGCAATAGCGTTCATTAGTGCCACTCCTCCGATTGCAGGCACTCAGCAGTGAAGAGCGCGACGTTTACAAGACGACGACGGCCGACCTTGATAAGCGGGAGGTTTCCCTGGTTGAGCTGGCCCCGCACGGTGTCGGGGGTGAGGCCGGATAGCTCGGAGAAACGCTCGACCGTCATAACGGGCACCTGAGGTGCGGGGACGTGGGGCGTATTGCTCGTTTCCATGCTGTACCTGCTCGCTGTGGCATGTTGTGGTAGTCTGAAAGACAATAAGTGACAACAAATCAGTGCTAAGCGTGTACTTAAAATAAAGTACACTCATATCTAAGGTTACTCAGAGTTGAGTATATGTCAAGCGAGCTTGCGCAAAAAATTCGTGAAATTCGTGAAGTGGAAACTTCGGGAAGGGGGGAGTTTTCGCAACTTGTTGGAATTGCGAAAAAAACATTAGAAGGAATTGAACAAACAGGCAGGGTGCCGAAAGGTGACCTTTTGCAAGCAATTTGCCAGCAATGGCCGAAGTACACCCTTTGGCTAATGACAGGTATGACAGACGAGCCGTGTGGCCAAGTAAGCCCTGAGATAGAAAGGGCACGCCGCATGTTGAAGAAAACAGGGACGGATACCAACTAGCCCAACGGGTTGTGGATAGATGGTTCCAGGGAGGTAGGCATTGTGGATAAAGAGGCAATAGATGATATTTAAGAATATTAAGAAGATGGATGCAATATACATAAAGTATAGCTGGATATGGGAGTTTATTTTAATATTTGCAGTTACTTATATTTGTTTATGTTTATTGTCTCACTTTCTTAACGATATCGTATATGATGACGCAAGAGAAATAGGTATTGTTTTTGGTGCATTAATAGCTGGCGTTATTAGTTTGATAATTTCGTTAAATAATAAAGAAAGTGAGATTAATAAATATAGAGCGAAGTGGTGTGAAGATATAAGAATTTTGGCTTATAGTTATATAGCTACTATTTCCTCCACTATTAATACTGTTAGTTTTATGGATGTTAAGTTTAAAACTCCGTATTCTAAGTTAGGTCATTACTATGATAATTTTTTTAATGCATCAGCTATGGAGGCTATAAGGGAAACAGAAGAAAAGGGGTTTGAAATAGATTTGATGCTTATGAATAAAGGTGATGAAAGAACAGAAGTCTCTGTCCATGTTCTTTTTGAAAAATTAAATAATGAGTTTTTCGAAATAATGGCTTTTATACATAGGCGTGGTGGGGAGGTTAAAGGCGGAGAAGATATTGAAAATATCGAAGAGAAAATAACGGATATCAGTAATAGACTGAGCTTGCTAGGTGGGAACTTTATAAACCCATTGATTTTTGAGGTGGATGGATACTTGAATAACGAATGGAATAAAATTGAATATGGTGGGTTTTGGTTTAGAGTTAAAAGATGTTTGATGTTTTCTGTTATACTTTCATTAAGCCTGTTTTTTATATTTAAAGTGGTGATGCAGTGAGGTTATGAGTAAATGAAAGACCAGTGAATTAATTTTATTTATAATTTGTAACTTCACCATTGCAGATAGTAACCCTATGATAGCCGTTCTGAAAGGGGCGGCTTCCATCCCAGTAAAGATAACGACAAAGTCGCCCATTGTGGGTTCGGGTCGAAATGCTTGCTGGTTCGCCAAGTATGCTAATCGCCTGCCGTTCTGACATCCCAGGTATGACAATCCCACGCGTTCTAGCGCGCACCTCAGCGTTGCGGCGTTCGGTGGTGGATTGGTAAGAGTTGCTACCGCTGCTGCGCTGGGTTTGAGTGGGAGCTTGTGAAGAACGTGGAGCCGTTGAGTAAGTATCCGGCACCAGGATAGGCAGTGTGGATAACGTGCCTGAATCCGATAATGGGACTTCGCCCTGGTCGCAAGGAGTGTCTTGGTACAAGGTACGACCATTCGAAACGCACTTATGAATATCGGCGTTGGACGCAAGTGGGATTAGTAAGGCCAGAGCCAGTAGCGTGCGTTTTTTCATCGTCCTTGATGCCTAAGCTAACCTAGGCAAAAGCTTAGCAAGAAAACCATCAGGCTGGGAGCCTAAGAAGCTAAAAAGTGCCCACGGAAGCGTGACGAAGTGAGCTACTATGGTGCTTTTAATGCCCCGTAACTGTCTGATTTTAATGTTTTTATGCGCTAGCGATAGGCTATGTGAAAATCTTGTAATCAGTAGGTCCCGGGTTCGACTCCTGGTGTCGGCACCACTATAAAAGTTGTTCAAAAACAGCACGTCACAGATTCTTAAAAGGCCGCCATTCAGGGCGGCTTTTTTGTGGGTGTCCACAAAGTGTC